GAGAACTCAATGCGAACGGTCTCGTTGTCTACGTATGTTACCTCACCTACTACTACCGAATTAGCGCTATCGACTACTGTGACTGAAGGTTTTCCTCCCAATTCGTGGGTAATTGTCCACGTAGCAGAGGGAGATGTTTGTGTGTGCGTATGGCGTAATGTGAATTGACTAAAGCGACCAGTGGGAGTGGCAGGCCATACACCGCCTACCTTGGGGCCATACACAGCGCTGCTATCATCTAGATCAATATAGAAGTCTCCGTCGACCCCTACGTCTGATGTTGGAAGACCGTTTCCAGACAGGAATACTGTTCCTCTTTTGCCTTGGGGGCCGGGGCTGGTGACCTCAATAACGTAATCAGTTTGTGGAATCTCGATAACATTGTGTTCATTTACTATTTGTATAGTATTAGTTGTTTCTATAACTTGAACAGTGGTACTAGTCACCTAGTCACCTCGCCTCTAACTAAGAAGTTTCCCATCAATAATCTCTGAACCCCACCAGATGGTTCAATAAGTTCTAAGTCATAAACGTAAGTACCAACTTCAAGAGCAGCAGAATCTGTGGCAGATATATAGAGGGCAATAGTACCTTCGGCGTCCCCTAAGGTTATGCCTCCGTTTTCTGTGGTTAGAGACAGCGTCGCACTTGTACTTGTCCTTTTGCCTCTAATCTGCATACGGGCTGTGTAGCCAGTTAGATCAATGGCGTTTTTAGAGGGGTCTTTCCAAGTAATAGTCTGGCCGTACGTCGCACCTTGGTCAATTGTCAATCCATACGTTGCTGCTAGCGCCATTCTTTCCTCCGATACAAACTAAAGGGGCGGGGGCGTTGGCCCCCGCCCCTTCAGTGATTACCTTGTCGGGTTTATCAGGAGATAGCGCCGCCAAGAGTGTTGATAACGACGCGAGATTCGGCGGTGATCATACCGAAGCCCCAGATGGCGTACCACGCCAAGCCGTGCTCACGACCGAAGTCGATCACACCACCGTCACGCAGTTCAACCGGGAGGCTGATGGCGTGACCAAAGGCGTTGTCACCAATCATGATTGCGTTGTAAGCCTCTGCGTTGGCTTGAACACCGGCAGTACCAGCGTCCGAGTCAAGAGCAGCGATGCCCGTGTCGAGGCCCTTCGAAACCTGAGTGGTCTCAATGAACACAACGTCGTAGATACGTCCGATTTCACCGAGCATGAAGTTACCGGGGGCGGCGTACTTCGTGACTTCGATGAACTCTGGCCAGTCGCGAAGCGAGCGGCTCTGTGACGGGTGAACGAAGCACACGTAAGTGTCGCCCAAACGTGGGATGTTCTCTCCAGCGAGAACCTCGACAGCGTCCTTGATGGTTGCTGGTGAGAGGTAACCCGGTGAAGCAGCGGTACCTGCCGTGCCTGCATCGTATGGCGAGATAGCGCCACGAGTGGTTTCGGCAGTGCGACCGAATACAACGCTAGGAGGAACAGCCGAACCACCACCGAACGGCACTGCCGACTGGTACAAGGTGTTACGTGCCTGCGAGTCCATGGACTGAGCCATGTGACGACCGAGGAGACGTGACGCTGAAGCCATGACGTCATCAAACGATGCGTTGAGCAGCAACTCGGTAACAGCAACAGCCTTACCATGCTCCTTAACGGTGATCTGAATCTGCGATGCGGTCAGCGAAGTCGGTTCCAAGCGAACACCCTCGACCAATTCCGCATTGTTGGAATCAACGGCGAGGTTGTTATAACGCATGAAGTTGATGGTCAAACCGGGCTGAACACCAAGTTCGGTCTTCTTGACGGCGAACTGCTCAAAGCGAAGAACTGGCATCGCTTGGAACAAGATCTCCTTAGACCAAATCTGCTGAATAGCAGGGGAGAGACCAGCACCATCAGCCGTGTAGCCAGTGATGTCACTGGTTGACGGCGTAGTGCCTGAGTTGTAAGCAGCGGTGGTGGTAATCGCACCGCTTGCGGGTGAGGGAAGGGCCATGTTAATTATCCTCCGTAGGATTTATTTGGTTACTATGTTTTAGCGTCCTCTAAAAGAGGCTTGCGCCAAGAGCCGATCTCGGATTTGTGCGTACTGTTCCATCGACATATTGGCGATATCCGCCGATGTAAATGTTTGCTGCTCCGTTGCGTTTTCCAGTGGCCCAATCGGGGTTGACCCCGTTGCCGGGACTCCCCTCAGGTTTTGCCGCTGAGGCATCGCCTGTTGGATGTTCTCAACAATAGCAGATGTACGAGCAACAACTGCCGAAATTGCGCTTTCAATCTCTTCTTCTGAATTTCCTTTAACGAAATCCATAAGTTCTGGCATGATGTTCTCTTGGTTCTCTGCAATTAACCGAGACTTGTAGGATTCCAATTCTTGGAATCGACGCTCTTGTTCAAGAAGCGCTTTTTGTGCATCAGCCTCGCTTTGGAGTGCGGAAAACTTTTCTTCCCACTCCTGCTGGGCTGTGTTAATACGCTGCTGAAACTCGTCTTCTTTCTTCATTAAGAGTTCTTTGGCGCTCATCTCTTCCTCTTCGCGAAGACGACGCTCTTCTGCTTCCTTTGCAGAGAGTTCTTCAGCAATACGCTTTTGTTCGTCACGCTCCGTATTAAAGATTTCAACTTGATCTTGCAACTTGGAAATCTTGTCGTACAACTTGTCCTTTTCTTGACGACGAATAGCCTCTACCTCATCTTGCGAGAACATACGCGAGTTAGGCGTGCGGTCCTGCGAGACAGCGGCTGCTTCGTCAGCAAAGGCTTGCTGTGGAGCGGGGGCGGGGTTTTCGATAGTGACAGAGTCGTCACCAGTGTTAATGTCAGTCATTACTAATACCTCACTTGGTCTTGCTTATATGTCTTAAATAGATTCCAAATAATTAACCGTTGTCAGGCACACGTCGTTGAGCCAAGTTGGCTCCGTATGCCCGCTGCACCAATTGATTTACTACGTCGCCGGAGGGGCTAATCCCCGGCATTACTCCCGATTCCTCTTCTGCGGAACCGGCAGATGTTACGTCGGAGCCGCCTGCGCTCCGCGTTTCTCCAGAAGGCTGAGCGCCATCCGGTGAGACCATTCCTGTGATAGCCATAACAGATGCTGCTATCTGTGCGTTAATCAACTCCAAAGCACCTTGATCCATTGCGTCGTCTCGAAGTTCTTCTGAGATTTCAGCCATCTTGTCGTTGGGGAACTCTTCTCCCAGTGCCCTCAAAGCACCACGCTTAGACTCAAGACCCATAGCCATCTTGGCTTGCAATTCGTTCAACTTGATCAACTGGTCAACAGGTAGCGGGTCAGGCCAGTGAATGGCTGTTCTATAGGTAGCGGGGTCGCGAGGGTCCAATATCTGTAACTGATCTGGTTCGGGGTATGTTGCCTCTGCCGGATTCCACTGAAGCGTCTCTGGTTCGTGAACAGCCTGTGTACGAATGATTAGTTCGTTCAACTGAATCAAGCCCTTAGTAAAGTGCGTCCGCTTCATGTAGTAACGGTTCATCATGGGCTGGTACTGAATGGCGAGGGCAACCCCGGAAGTATTAGAAATGGGCTGCGTCTTGCCCAGCGCAGTCTCTGGTACACCGGTGATTTCGTGCATGGCTTGCTTAATTAGTGCCATGTACTCCATAGCGCCAGCCATCTCACCTTTAGACTCTAAGTTATAGACACGAGCATCCTTAGGAAGACCTGCCCACACCTTCTTTGCTCCACGCTCCAACTGAGAAGCCTTTGCTCCAGTGATGATGGTCACGGGGGCGCTGTGGTAGTTGATGATGTCCGAGATCTCAGTGACCTTTTCGTTCAACTCGCGGTTAAGAGGGATGATGTCCCAAATGTCAGACTGACCCCACGGTGAAGAAGAAATGCTCACATTAGGAATGTGTACAACAGGAACTTTACCGATTGGGTTGTCGTACTGATCGATAAGTTCGTCGTTAACGTACTGCTCGATAGTTTCGTCAGTAAGAATCTCGGTAAAAGTGTAAACCTGACGAGTACCTTCAGGGCTGGTGCCCCAGAAACGGTACTTCAGTTTGAAGCGCAAAATACGGTCTCTGTCATGCGGGTGGTACTCAGGAAAACAGTAGGCTGGATTCAGAGGAATTAACCGAGTCTTCCCTTCCTGCACAATACCTAGGGCGTCTTCGTACGGAGCCTCGTAGGCAACCTTGACAAAGCAGTCACCAGTAATACCGGCTAACTGACCCATCTCCCACAGTACTTTTTCTTTATGGTTATCTACTTCCCAAACTTTCTGCAACAAGTAAGGAATGATTGCGGCGTTTGCTTCAGATGTCTTGAACTGAACGCCTTTACCAAAACAAAAGTTAGTAATGTAGTCTGACATGGTTCGTACGTAGTTAAGGGCGGTGTTTTGCTCACCCATCTCCCTACGATGAGACCAATGGTGCCCTAAGTACCAAGCCCAAGATGCCGCATAGCGGTTAAGGCGAGGACCATGAATCTCAAATTCCTCGTCAGCAAGTTCAACTAGACCAAGCGGAGAAATAGCGACCGTTAGGTCGCTAGAACTAGCCCTGTAACTTGGTGACCAGAAATCAATAGGCACTACGTGCTCCTGTCAGATGTACGTACACAACAAAGAATAGCAGACTACTTTTTAATACGACTGCTCTTTGTGGCTTTCTTTGCAGCAGGGGTGTTAGGAACATGCTGCTTTCCCTTCTTGTCACCAGCACGCTTTTTGTCGCTGGTAGCCTTATATTCGGAGGCACTTAACTTTTCGCGAGCCTTCTTCGGCATGTAACGCTCACCAGTAGCGCCCTTGCCCTGTGTGGAGTTCTTACCAGACTTGGTACCCCACTCTTCTTTGGTCCAGTTATCTAGACTCTTTTGAGGTGCTTTCTTTGGCATCAGTCCTTGTACCCTCCACCGGCTTCTTTGTAGCGCTTAGCCAGCATCTGTGCCTTGCGGGCTGACCACTCTCCGGCGTCGCCGCCTTTACTGCCAGCCTTGATCTCGTTGAAGAGGCGTTTGCGTAGGGCAGGCTTGGTGTAGTTACCAGCCTCGTTTACCTTGGACTCGGTCTTCTTCTTTGCTGCCTTCTTGGCAGGCTTCTTGGCAGCCATTATTTCTTTCCTCGGTTACGTGCTCGGTTAGTGCTGGAATCTTCGGCAACGATCTTGCCGTCTTTGGTATGGGACATATCCTTACCACCCTTACCCATAACACCCCGTTTGCGACGCTCAGAGGCGAGTTCGCGGCGCTTTTCTTTCTGCTCAGGCTTATCGTTGACCTTCTTGTCAGTAGCAGCCTTTTTTGCTTTAGCCTCAGGATTGTTCCTGTAGTACTGAGCGCTTTTGCGGGGGCTGTCCGTTTTACGGGGAGCCATTACCACTTCACCTTGTCTGCCCAGTATGCGGCGCTCATCTTGCCCTTCTTGATGTTGGCACCATGGCGGGCCTTAAATGAAGCACGCTTCTTTTTCATCGTGTCAGACTCTCCAGACTTCGGCTTTCCTGCCGTCTTTGCTCCTTGCTCGCCAAAACGAATCAACTTAACCTGATCGCCTTCCTTGGCAAGCACGGCGTGCGACTTCGTTGAGTGACCGGGGGTCTTCTTGGGCTTGTTGTAGCCCTCAAAGGTAATACCGCCTCGGGTGTACTTTGACTTACTGTCTTTCTTTTCAGCCATGCCTACTCCTAAACACTCGTGCTCTTAACACGGTTCTCTGCTTTACTTGTACGACTATAGCCGCCGCACTTCTTACAATGTACTACTTGATACGAAGCAGTACGAGTATGAGCGA